AGCTTGTGTGATGTTTTTTTCTACCATCTCTTGAAGTAAGATAAAACGGTCATCACTATCATTTAACTGAATTGGTATCATCTCTGGCTTCTGATCTCCTCCATCGTTCATATTGAACTTTGCAACAGGTATTCCAACTATAGATGAACAAAACCAATTCTTTAGAGAGTTCCAAAGAAACTTTAAGGGAGCAGAAAATGCTGGTAAGATTATGATTACCTATAGTGATGGAGGAGATCAGAAGCCAGAGATGATACCAATTCAGTTAAATGATAGTGATTATTATTGGGATGAAGAAGAAGTAATTGAAGAATTACAACGAATTGGTATAAAATAAAAAACCCCCCATATCTCTGTGGGGGGCTTCTATATAGAAGGTCAAAGACCTGAAGTAGATTACGCTACTGTGATTGTAGTTCCAACCAAAGCTCCGTTCATTAAGAAAGCTCCGTTAGCAGATTTCCAAGAGATAGATTGAGAAAGACCATTCATATCACCAAGTAATACACCCAAGTTAGCTTCACCAGCAGATGCTCTACCTGATGACTCTAAACCTAAGAAATAGTAATCACCAGCGTTAGATTTAACTACTGCGAATAATGGTGCTCTACCAAGTTCAACCATACGGTTTCTTACTTCACAATCCAAACCGATAAGTTTGATTGATAAAGTTGATTCATAGAAAACTGTTCCGTTCTCTCTACTATAATTTCCTGTTTGTACTAAACCAGCATGTTCGATGTCCTGTTCAAAAGAGTATGCTGTAAGACCAGTTGTAGTGATTCCTGTGATGATACCACAAGCATTTTGAGTAACTTGTACGTTATCAACCCATTCTCCAATCCATACTTTCTCTACACCACCTATTGATGAACAACCTAAAACGTAGCCGTCTGTCAAATTACAAGTAAAAGCCATAATATATGTTTTTTATTTTAAGTTTATTTTATTAAGGGGGACTTTCACCCCCCTTGTTTTTTAAGTTAGATTAGAGTTTGAAATATACGACGTAATCCCAAAAAGCCATATTAACACCTGATTTCCATTTTGCTACAACTCTTACTTCTTGGAAGTCCATAGAGTAGAAAATTTGTAGGTTCTCGTAGTCATCTAAAAGGTCACACCCAAAATAAGCATTTGATTTAGTTGTGATGAAGAACTTGTTAGTTCCAGTTAATCCTTTAACCGCTACCAATTTAACGTTAGAAGAAGGAATAGTAATCATGAAATCATTTGCTCCTGTTTCTACTGATGGGTAGTTGTAAAGGTTTGCGTTTCTCAAGGCTGTGAAATACAATCTTGCGAAGTCATAACCACAGTATAAGTATAAGTCATCTTCTGCGATGATGTTTGTAGGTATCACTTGGATTGCCTCATCAACGATAGAGATAATGTTAGCTGCTGTGATTGCAGTGTAATTTGATACGTTACCGTCAACTACAGATCCAGAGTAAGTTACATCAGCCAATCTGATGAAACCATCACATAAAGCCAATTGACCTCCTCCTGCTGTATTTCCTTGCCAGATTAAGTTATCAATCAAAGAAGATACTTGTGAAACTTTCTCTTCAGTGTAGATTTGCTCAAAACCGAAGTCAGTATCATATGAACCTGGTTGTAACATTACTTGAGTGTAGTATTGCTCCAAAGTATCGATACAGATTGATTCGTTTACTTTCAAAGGACATACATTCAAAGTGTTTTGAGTAAGGATTGTTGTACCTGCATCAGTAAATCCACATCCACCTTCTTGTGCTACAAGGTTAGAAGATAATAAGTTTATGCTCGCTGCTGATTTGATACCAGGCTGAACCGTTAAAAAGCTTGTTGAACGACCACCAAGAATCATTTTCTTGATAAGATCCATTTTCACCTGATCTACATAAGCTGTTAGACCTGCTACATTTAATGCCATTTTTTTATTGTTTTTATAGGTTTATTTATCTGTGTGCGTAAAACTTAAGTTTGTCTTCTTTCTTAGCGCCAGGAGCCAATACTTCAGGTTTTTTTGCGATTGTTTGTACTGATGGTTCAGCAGCAAACTTGTTAAATCTGTTTTTTAATTCAGTGTTTTCGTCTTTCATTTCTTTAATTGATGCTTTTAATTCATCAACCATAGATTTGATAGTTGAAACTGCTTCGAACATAGTTTTCATTTCAGCGTTCTCCATTTCGTCTTTTTTCATCTCATCTTTGTCTTCAGTTTCTTCAGTTTCTAATTCATTGATGAAACCTTCAGCATCGGTGTAGATTGTAAGTCCGCCTTCAAGTTTATGTTCTCCTTCAGGTGCTTTTACAAAGTTACCTTCAGCGTCTTTTACTAAAACCATATCTCCTACTGAAAGAGCGTCACCTTTAGATAAAACTTTTACCTCTGTTCCGTTCTCCAATTTAGAATCAATCTCGTTTTTGTAATCCGCCATCTTCTCTTTGTAATCTCCCATAGTCATTTCTTTTTCCATATATACTTCATTGGGTTTATCGCTTGTAGCGTCGGGTTGTTTAATTTCTTTAATTTCACCTGCTGCTACAACGATAGATTTTCCATTGTCAAGTAAGTATTGGCCATCAGGTAAATCAGTTGGAACGCCACCAATAACTTGTTTGACTTGTTCACCAACTTCTAATCCTTGACCCATACAACGGATAATTTCTCCTGTTGCTGCCGTGTAATCCATAGCCATCTTTTCTTCTGCGAAAAGTTCTTTAATTTTGGCTATAATTTGACTTGTTTTGTTCATAATACACTTAAAATTATATTTGTTTATTTTTTGTTTAATGCGATTTAGTTTTTTGGGTTTATTTCCTTTGTAAACCCCACCATTTTCTTTAGGGATTTTCCAAACTCAACTACTCTATCTGTTAGACCTTTACCCTTAACCCACTTCACTTTTTCATCTATTGATGTGTATTCAATCCAAATCAAAAGTGATGCGAAGAACTTGGTAAACGCCCAATCAAACCAAATGTAATTTCTCATTATTTCGTTTATGATAAAACGATCTATTAAATATGTTGTAATCAATACCGTAAAGTAGATTGCTAATTTGTTTGTGAGTCCTCTTCTTGTCTTTCTTGAAGTGATTTCCTCACCGATATGTTTAGCATACCAACGACCAACGAAAGTGTCTAAAACAGAAGATAAGGATACAAGTAATGCTAGTGGTAGTAGGGGACTAACAAAAGCCATAAATACCATCAAAAAGTTTTTCATTTAATATTTAGGATTTGTTTGATTTTATATTCTTTGTTTTCATCAGTATCATCTGACTCTATAACTGATTGTAGTTTCTCTGCTACTTTTTCTAACATATCATCCTCGTATTTCTCAATAAAATATCCCTCCAAACTAAATCCATTGTACTCACCTGATTTAATTTTGTCCCAAACCTCATCATTATCTACATAGTATGTAGCAACCCAAGAACCATCAGGTAGATCAGGAAACAAATTACTTGTGTTTCTGTCCCCAACGATATAACTTTCCATCATATAGACACCATCTTTCTGTTGTTTGGAGTCGTGATTTACATTTACCTTGTGGATCTTGTTTTCCCTGAAGTATTTTTTCATCATCTTTTCAATCGTTTCAGGTTTGAACTTAACCCAATACTTACCTAAATCAGGATTCCATCTTGCAATGGGAGTTTCAGCAACCATCACAGGTGCCGTAACCATTCTCTTTTCTTCGTTAAAGTCCTTGAAGTCATATTTGGAAAATGGCATCATTCTTAATTCACGATTGATTTGATCCATTTTACGAATAGCCCACTCAATACCTTCAGTTCCACCCCAAGCATCCCACATAATTCCTCCACAACCTTTGTCGTAAGGGACATCTCTGTTCTGTCTGTGTCTTTTGAAACTAGCCATACGAGCGATCGTATCTACCGTGATGAACCTTTTATCACAGAGTTGATTTGCTCTTGCCCACCCAACTCTTGTTCCACAATCTAAATTGGGTTTTTTGTCTTTGTATCTTAAGGCTCTACAGGCGTTTTCTTGTGCTGCTTGTGGATAGTCGTTGTAAGATTGTTCTATTTCTTGGAACATTTCCCACTTAATTTCTACGGCTGGTCTGTCGACAAACGACAACGTATCCATACCTTCATTCATATCGTTTTCATCAAAATCTAAATACAGAATCGGTTCTTTTTCTATATTATCCATATATTTGTTTTTATTAAATATTTTAACTACATTTATGTTTATGACAAGACTTGAAAAATGTATTATCTTAAAAAAAATGGGTTATACCTATGATGCAAATACCGGAAAGATTTTTGGTGTTAAGGGTAAAGAAATTATTAGAAAGGATGATAAAGGATACATATGTCTCTTCAAAAGAGGTTTTGGTGGTAGTTTATTTGGTCATCATTTCGCATTTTATATGACTTATGCTAATGTAGATTTTACTATGTTAGATCACATAAATCGTGATAAAAGTGATAATCGTATTTCAAATTTAAGAGTACTAACTAATCAAGAAAATACTTGGAATAGTGACGCAAAAGGTTATTATTGGCATAGTTTAGGAAAAAAATGGTCGGCACAAATACATTTAGATTATCAAAGAATACATCTTGGACTTTTTGATACTGAAGAGGAAGCAAGAAATGCTTATCTCAAAGCCAAAAAAAATACCACATTATTTAGAATCTTGTTGATCGTTCAATC